AAAGAATTAGGTCTTGTGAAAAGTCCATTTCTTTAGCCTCTCTAATAATTTGTTTATTCTCTTCTGGTGAAACGTGACCAGCATCGTATTCAATTAAAATACCATGTCCGGTATCTTTCGGTCCCAATATCTTCATCTATAGATTTTATTACTATAAATACATCAATATCTCTATTATTTTTTGGATTTATGAAAATTGAATAATTTTTTATCTGTCAAACCATTTTCAATCACAGATGTGAGAATATCTTTTACGTTATTTTTTACTTCTTTTGTTTTAACATCAAATTGTCTATTCACATACAAAGTAACCTCCATATTCATAAAGGATCTTTTTTCTAATTTAATTCCTTTAGTTCTGATATCTAAATCAACTATTGATTGTTGTTTAAACAAAGGATTTTTTAAATTATAGATTATTTCTTTAACTCGACGTCGAGATTTGTATATCATTTCCTCGAAATCATCAGACTCATTTTCTGGTTGTAACCAAGAATTAAATTTCAAATAAATGGTTTTAAGATTTCTAAAATCTACGGTCCCATACCCGATTTTAACATCATTGTACGTCCCTAAAGGGATATACTTTCCGGTTTTCATTATTTCAACATATTATAAAATTTTATGGTGTAATTAAAAAATACATAAAATTTATTAAAATACCAAAAAAATTTTCATATATTTGTGATATACTTATATTATATGATTATAATCAATTTAAACAACGAAAAAAATATTGAATCTGCTTTAAGAACTTATAAACAAAAAGTTCAAAAAACAAAACAAATTCAAAAATTAAGGGAAAGACAAGAGTTTGTAAAACCTTCTGTCAAAAAAAGAAGCCAACGTTTAAAAGCTATCTATGTACAACAAATAAAAAATGGTCTTAATTAAGACCATTTTTTAATTCCGATAATCTGAAATAATTATATCTCGAAGGTGACATTTCATTCACCTCTTTTTTAACACTATCTAATTTATTTTTTAATTCTAAATCATTTGATTCTGTTAATAAACTATCAACTTTATTTAAAATTGATTCTTGTAATTCACTAGTTTTAGTAATTAAATCTTCATGAGAAATTGATAAAATATTTTTCAATTCTTCTTTTTGTGATTCTGATAATGTATTAGAATATAAAACATTAAAATTATTAGTTAATACAGCGTTTAATAATGATTCATTAGGAACTATTGTTATTTTTTTAGTTTCCATGATTTCTTTATTAGTTGTTAAATGTTCTACCAATTTCTTTTTTGCAATAACTTTCTTTTCGATATTTGATAACGTGTCTTTATCCATTAATTGGTCTAATGATTCATATAAACTATTCGTTGTTATTTCAACATCACCTAACTTTTTATCTAAAGATTCACAAAATTCCAGTAAACCATTTTTTTGTTGATTAATCATAGTCTCAACGCCGTCAACAAACAATTTTGCGGTTTCTTTATCTTCAATGTATTTGTTCTCTATTTCTTCGTAAAACAAATACATTTCTTTAAATTCTTTATTTTCTTTTATAGTTTTTAAAATATCTTTCATCTCACTTTTATCTTCTTTCTTATAAGATTCAGTAAGTTTATTCAATATTTTACTTTTTACGGTACCAAACTTATTCATTTTTAGTCGTTTAAAATGTCCTTCAATTTATTTTCTATTTCATAAATATTACGTTGAGCTTTATCCATGTCAAATAAATCGACAAATTCTAATTTTTCTTCACCCAACATACCTAATATCTTTGATTTTTTAGATTTAGATTCACTTAAAGGTTCTCCACCACCTTCAGCTGGAGGAGGAGGTGCTCCACCACCCAAATCCATTCCACCACTTTCTCCACCACCTTGTGCCGCCGCTTGCATCGCCTTTTCTCTTTCCTCTTCAGGTATTCCATATTTTTTATCAACCTCATCAAATACACCTGAACGTCTAATTACATTTTGTGTGTTTGTTAATTCAAAACCTAATGCACGTTCTAAACGTTGTTGTTGTAAGTCAAGTAATACCTCACTATCGCTCATACCAAGAATATTTTTCTTAGCCCATGTGTGTGATACTGGTAAAATACCCATTTGAGATTGGTCTGAGGTTGCGTCTTTATAAAGTGTAATCTTTTCTTTCCATTGTTCAATACGTAATAAATCAGATTGAGCTGATGGATTTGTTAATGACAATGTAAAATTATTTAATTCATCTTCCATACCTGTTAGGTATAAATGAATTAAAGCGATTTTATTTAGTTCTTGTATTAATGATTTTTGAATTCTATTAATTGTTCTTGCAAAACGAATATCCATCAAGGCTAAACTCTTACCTTCACCAACAACCTCTTCAAATCCTAAAAACGCCTTTGGTATACGAAGTGCCGCTAATAATTTCTTTTGGATATACTCAATATCAGCAATTTCACCCAAATTTTGTGCTCCCGGCAAAGTTTCAATTGGATTTGTTTGTGATGGGTCACGAACCGGAATGAAATAATCTTGGTCTACCGCCATTTGATTATATCTCATATCAACTTGTCCGTTATTTGGATTTTGAATTTGATCTCTTTTGAATTTGTTTGCAACACGTTGTACATATGGTTCGATATCTTTATCATCCATATTTCCAACAAATATTTTGAATACACGTCTTTCGGGTGCTCTTGATGTTCTATAAATCAACATTGCGTCTTCCGCAAGTAAAAGTTGTTTCCAAATTCTTCTGATTTTATCTAACATAGAAGTTCCATAAGGAAGTTTTCTATCGTCACCCAATAACCTAAAATGGGCAATTTCCCAAGCTTGGAATTCCATGTCTTTATTCTTCCATGTAAAACGTAATTCACGACTAGGTAATTTTACGTCAGCAACCTGTCCATGACTTCTTGCTGATGCACCTTCTAATCTTTCAATCTCAATGTTTGGTAATTGTTGACAACCAACAATACCTTTTTCGGGATCTATTTTCAAATAAACAAAATCATCACCGTACTTACAAACTCCACGAGCCCACATTGATAGATTAGTGTTAATGTCTAATTTATTCAAAAACAAATCATCTAAAATTGATTTAATTCTATCCGACTCAGAATATATTGTAAGAATATCACCCTTTTCTGATAATGTTGTTGATTCTTCAGCATAGATGTCTAACGCCGCGGATATTTCAGGTGTGAACTCCATAGATTCGTAATCAAAATATGCCGCCAATCTATTTGGTTCATAATAAACTGATTGATTATAAAGTGATTGGTCTAGTTTAGCCCATTTGTCTGCAATATATTGACTTTGTTGAGCTTGCAACATAGCCTTTTCAAATTCTTCCCTGCTATCTGTTTTTAAAAGTTCGTCTTTGTTAAAATTAAATGATGGTGTGTTTTCCTTTTTTACTTGTCCGGGAAAACCAAACATTCTTGTTAATTTCTGAAAGACCGTTAAATTTTGATTTGCCATTGTATATAAATACTTTTCTTTAGAATATAAACTAAAAACCCAACATTATAAAGGTATTATCTACGTTTACCAAATAACCAAGAATTTTCTGCATAGATTTCTTTTCTAACGTTCATTTGTCCTGTTCTTGGGTCTCTCGAACCCATTCCATCAATTCCCATAGAACCAATTTGGTCAAAAGAAGAACCGTACGAATAGAACGATTTGTTTGGTTCATATGTTCTTTCAGATAAAGTCCAAGATTCTAACATGGCCTTATTTTTAGATTCATTTCTTTGTAATTGATTAAAACAAATATCCCCAGCATATAAAGCCATAGAAAGGCTCATAATTGAATCGTCATGTGCACCCTTCATGTGGTCAGGTCTTCCATTTATATAAACAAACGTATTAAGTTCATTTAGTAATCTTGTAGAACGTATTGCAAATCCTTTTCTAACTTGTTCTTCAAACGCAGCAACAATTTGAGTTCTTTTATTGTTAAAATTTATACCAGGAATTTTTTCCATTGCCTTTTTATTATATTCCCATATATTCTGTGTGTTTACCCCATCGATATAAAGATTTTTATAGTTCATTTCTTGTAACTTTCTTGAAGTTGCAATACCCATACCACCAGTGATATCAATCACTATAAATGCGTCATATAAAACTCCCCATTTATACGCAATTGACGCCAAATCATCCGGTGGTATTTTACCAATATATTCAACCACCTGTTCTCTATCGTCAAAATCAACGATATTAATCGATGAAAAATCTTCACTATCTCCTCTACTTACATCCACACCCATGATATAACGATGTCCTTGAATTGGTTCTTTCCATTGCCAAAAAGTTCCTTGCATGTATTTTTCTTTCGGTTGTCTAACTAAATTCTTTGCAATATTTTCTTGTACATCTCCAGGTATAACACCGTCACCCGAACCCAAGAAATCACATTCCAATTCCTGTGCAATTTTACGTCTATCGTATTTGAATTTTTTAGACATGGATTCAAACCATGATGAAAACGGTTTATATCCTTGTTCCAAATATTCATTATATTTTTCAATATCAAAATCATACATCACAACCTCGTCATCATTATATTGTTCTCTGTTTAACATATAATGACATATGTCCTGACATTTAACCCAACATAAATCTTTGGTATAACGAGGGTCTTTGAACCATCTTAAATCTGTAATATGAAAATCATTCACTCCACGAATAGCTTGGTCATAAACACCATAATATATTGGGTCATAACCATTTGGTGTGGAAATTAATATGATTTTACCTCCCGTAGATAGAGAGGCCATAGATGCTGCCCAAAAGTCTTCACCCGCTTCGATATATGCCGCCTCGTCAAATACAAGTATCGTAGGTGTATAACCACGTAAGGCATCTGCCGATGTTGCCACCGCTTTAACCTCACATCCATTATTTAATCTAAATCTACTTTCAGAGTTTTTATCAGGTGAAAAACCTACATTTATCCAATCAGGCCATTGTTCTAAGAAATGTCTAACCTTATTAGCCATTTCAACTGCAGTATCACGTTTGTTTGCAATAAGTAAAACTCTATCTGGATTATCAGGTTTAGCCAATTGTAAACGTTTTGAAATCCATGCTGCTGTTACTGTTGTAACACCCGCTTGTCTATATTTTCTCGTAATGTTTTCGTTGTACTTTTCGTAATCATTTAATAACTGAATTTGATCTGGAAATAACTCTAACGGAACATATTTTTTTTGTGTATTATCAAATGTTTGTAAATAAGTTTTAAGTGCGTATGGAGTATCTTTTATAATTCTCGCATATTCCTTAAGTTGTTCTATTTTAGAATTCATATATATAAATATAAAAAAAGGGAGTTAAAACTCCCTTAACAATTTATTCGTCTTTCGGTCTTGATATTCCAAGACTTCCTAAGAAATCATCTAAATCATCGTCATCTGTATCATCACTCACGTCATCCAATTCTTTATCAAACTGATTCATTGTTTCTGTGTAATCAAAATCTCTAATTTCTTCTTGTATTGCTCTATATAAAAGTCCCAATAATCTTTTTCCTTGTTCTGAATTGGATAACACTTCTTTCATCAACACCAAAAACTCTTTTGCTGGTTTTTGTATGATATGTGAGAAAAGAATGAGTTGTAATCTATATTTATCCTCCTCAATTAGGGTATCTTCAGGAAATTGATTTCTAACTCTATTCCAAATTGCGGGTCCTAAACGTAAATCCCACATTTCTTTTTCTAACGTATCTTCAGAACCTTCTATATCTTCAAACGGTAATTCATTACCTTCTTCATCTTTTGGTCTTCCTTGAATTGCCACAACCTCCATCACACCTTTAATCAATTCATGAATTAAGATTGGGAAGTTTACGGCTCTTGCGTGAATAGTTGGTGGGTCAGTTTGTCTATCAACAGATTCTTTACCTCCAACCTGAGGTTCTCCTCCACCGCCACCCATCATGGCCTGCATCATATCATCACTTAACTGCCAATATAATGTGTCATTTACAGACATTAAAACACCGTATTGATTAATCAACGCGTCTGAACCAGTTATTTCTCTAACTCTATCGGCAACCATATGATACATGTAGTGACCTTTTTTAGATGCACCTTGTACCATAGTATTGATTAATCTTCTTTTAGCCTTTTCTAAATCTAATGTTTGTAAATCATTGTATAAATCCATTTCAACATCAACCTCATCCATTTGTGGTTGTTGTTCACCCGGTTCTTCTCTATTAAAATCATCGGTATCTATTTCTCCCATACCAACAATCTTAGCATCAAAAATGAAGTCATCATCAGACAAACCCATTTCTTTTTTAACAAGTTCGATTGCTAAATTTTCTAATTGTTCTCTGTGATTATTTTCAGTTCTAACTATATTATTGTGAGCTTGCATCATTGTTTGAACTAAAGGCATAACACCTTGTTGTCCTCTTAATGGTGTTTGGTCACCAGTATATTGTCTAACTCTTTGAACAACCTCTCTATATCTTTCAGAAGCTAATAACTCTTGGAAATTTTTGTTTGGTTCATCACCTGTTTTAGGTAATGGAACTTTTTTTAGTGGTGTTTCACCCGCAGCAAGTTTATCTTGCAAACCTT